CTCACGCGTCGCAGCGCGGCGAAAAACGAGATTTTCGGGAAAGTTTGAAAAATCCCGCCCACACGTCGCGATGAGAGCGCGCGAAAGAAAAACATTCGACCAAAGGGAGGGTGGAAGCTGTGAAAGACGATCTCACGGGCGTGCAGGAATCGCGAATCGCGGAGCTGCAAGCCATTTTCAAGGACATCGACGATGGCATGCGTCAGATCGTGCAGCCGCTCATCGCAGAAACCGCCTACCTGGAGGGGGAGCTGGATTTCCTGCGGGGGTTGCCTAAGATTCGGATACACCCGGACGACCCGCGCAAGCAGCAATCCACCCCGGCGGCCAAGCTGTACAAGGAGCTGCTGCAACAGTACACCAATTGCGTCAAGGTGCTGACCACCGTGCTGCGCCGCGAAGCGCCGGAAGAGGAAAGCCCGCTGCGCGCTTGGCTGGAAGGAAGGAAGAAACAGGATGCCGGGGCGTGATGAGTGCTTCCTGGTGCAATACCGGGAGGCGATCCGGCGCGGCGAGATCATCGCAGGCCTGGAGCTCATCATGCAGCTGGACAAGCTGGTGGCGGACATGGACAACCCGCGCTATATCTACGATACACGGGACGCCCACGAGCGCATCGACTTCATCGAGGGATGCATCCGCTTGACAAAATCGCCTTTCTATGGCAAGCCCATGACGCTGATGCTGTGGCAGAAGGCCTTCATCGAAACGGTGTACTCCTTCAAGATGGCGGACACCGGCTTCGACCGCTTTCAGCAAATCCTGCTGCTGATCGCCCGAAAGAACGGCAAGTCGGAAACGTGCTCCGCGCTGGCCCTGACGGAGCTCATCATCGGCCCCGATGGCGCGGACATCGTTTGCAGCTCCAACGACGACACCCAGGCGTCCATCATCTACGACGCAATCGACACCATGCGGAAGATGATAGACCCCACCAGCGCCGACACCTGGCGCAACCAGCAGCACATCCGCTGCAACATCACCAACAGCAAGTGCTTCAAAATGTCCGACAAGACCCGCAACAAGGAAGGCCGGAACATTGACTTCGCCATCCTGGACGAGGTGCATGAAATGCTGCTGAACGTGATCGCCATGTCCATCATGCAATCGCAATCCCTGAAGGATAACCCGAAATTCTTCGAGATCACGACGGAAGGCTTCGTCAACGAGGGCTATTTGGACAAGCGGCTGCGCGAATACCGCGCCGTGCTGAACGATGAAGACACCGGCATCATGGCGGAGCGCATGCTGCCCTGGCTTTACACCCAGGACAGCGAGGCGGAGGTGTGGCAGGACGAATCCACCTGGATGAAATCCAACCCCACGCTGGGCACCGTGAAACGCTGGGACTACCTGCGCCAGCAGATCGACAAGGCCCGCCGCTCCATGGCTGACCGCATGTTCGTGCTGTCCAAGGACTTCAACATCAAAGTCAGCAACAGCCAGCAATGGCTGATGGAAGAGGATTTCGTCTATCCGGCCACATACGACCTGGAAGACTTCCGGGGTGCTTACGCCCTGGCCGCCGTCGACCTGTCCGAAACGACCGACCTCACCTGCGCGAAAGTGCTGCTAATGCGCAAGGGTGACAAAACGAAGTACATCGTCACGAAGTACTTCATCCCCGAAAGCAAGTTGTCGAAGGCCGACGACAAGGCCCACGGCGCATGCTATGCGGAGTGGGCGCGCGCCGGGTGGGTGACAATCTGCGAGGGCAACGAGAACGACCTGGCCGTCGTGGCGGATTGGCTGTACAGCCTCTATAAGGACTACGGCATCCGCATCATCATGACCGGCTACGATCAGCGCTTCTGCAAGGACTTCCTGGCGCGCATGGACTACTACGGTTTCGAGTGCGAACGCGTCGATCAGAACAAGCGCACCTTGTCCAACGCGATGAAGCTTGTCGAAGCCGACCTGAAAGACCAACTCATCAACTACAACGAGAACCCCGTCGACCGGTGGTGCCTGGGCAATGCCTCCATGGAATCGGACAGCCTGGGCAACGTGATGGCCGTCAAGATAAACAACCAGGCAGCGCGCCGCATCGACGGCGCGGTGACGCTGATTATCTTGTACGAAATGTTCCGCCGCTATCGGACGACGTTGTACAGCAAACTGCAATAAGGGAGGGGATGGCATGGGCCTGTTTGATTTCATCAAGAGAGCCCGCAAGCGCCACAAATACGCGCGGATGCTCAACGGGCGCACGCCGGTGTTCTCCAGCTTCGGCACCAACATCTACGCATCCGACGTCGTGCAGCAGGCCGTCAGCCGAATCGTGCAGGAATGCATCAAGCTGACGCCGCGCCATGTGCGGAAGGATGGGGCAGACCCTGTCCCGGTTAAAGGCCATATCCAGGCGCTGCTGGACGCGCCCAACGCCGTCATGACGACGGCGGACATGCTGGAGCGCATCGCGACGGCATATTTCACGGTGTATAACGCCTGGGTGATTAAGGCCAGGGACAGCGCCGGGCGCGTCGTGGCCCTGTGGCCGGTCACGCCGACACGCGTCACCTTCATTGAGGACGCGGGCGGGCGGCTGGCGGTTACGCTGGAATTCGCGGACGGATCGGAGACCACCATCTGGTACTCCGACACCATCCACGTCCGCAGCCATTACTACGCCAACGAGTACATGGGCGGCGACGTCAACGGCATGCCGGACAACGCCGCGCTACTGGAAATGCTGGAACTCAACGACACGCTGATGCAAGGCGTGGCCAGGGGCTTGAAAGCATCCTATGCCGTCAACGGCGTGGTGAAGTACAACACCATGCTGGACGACGGAACCATGGAAGCCAACATCCGCGACCTGGTGGAGCGGCTGGCGAATAGCGAATCCGGCATCATGCCGCTGGACATCAAGGGCGAGTATGTGCCCATCGGCAGGGACATTCGCCTGGTGGACAAGGACACCCTGGAATTCATCGACAGCAAAATTCTGCGGCATTTCGGCGTGTCGCTGCCGATCCTGACCGGCGACTTCACGCCGGAGCAGCTGGCGGCTTTCTACCAGCAGACGATTGAGCCCTTCATCGTCAAGCTGGCCCAGGCGTTCACGAAGGGCATGTTCTCCCGCATGGAGATCGGTCACAAGAACGCAATCGAATTCTACCCGGAGGAACTGATCTTCATGTCCACCGGGCAGAAGCTCGAAATGGTTCGCTTGCTGGGCGATTCCGGCGACCTGTATGCGAACGAGAAGCGCCGCATCTTCGGCCTTGTGCCGCTGCCTGAATTGGTGGGCGTGCGCAAGCAATCGCTGAACTATGTCGACGTGGAGATCGCGAACACCTACCAGCTGGACGAAGCAAAGGAGGGAACCACCGATGAAGAAGAAACCGAACCTGCCGCCCCTTGAACGGCGCAGCTACACCTTCGAGGTGCGGGCGGAGCAGGACGAAAAGCACGGTGCCAGCCTGACCGGGCGGCCCGTGGTGTACAGCAGCCCGACGGACATCGGCGGGATGTTTGAGGAAATCATCGAGCCGGGCGCGCTGGATGGCGCCGACCTGACCGACGTGCGGTTCCTGGTGAATCACGACGCCAGCCGGGTGCCGCTGGCCCGCTCCCGCAACAACAACGACAACAGCACGATGCAGCTCACCGTGGATGAGGGCGGCCTGTCCATCCGCGTGACGCTTGACGTCGAAAACAATGCTGACGCCCGTGCCCTGTACAGCGCGGTGCAGCGTGGCGACATTTCCGGTATGTCCTTCATGTTCTCCCCGCTGGAAGAGCGCTGGGAGAATCTCGAATCGGATTACCCCACCCGCCACATTCTCAAATTCGCTTCCATTGTCGAGGTTTCCGCCGTGACTTTCCCGGCCTACCCCGACACGGAAATAAATGCAAGAGGCGGCCCGCTGGAGAGCGCCCGCACCGCGCTGGAGAGCGCGAGGAAGGCCAGCAGGAGCAATGCGCCGGAGGGCGCTGCTGCCGACGAACTGGCGCTTGCGAAAGCCAAAGTCATCTATGCCTATAACATGCAGGAGGATTGATAACATGAAGTTCAAGAAGTTTCTCGAATCCCTGATCGCCCGCAAGCAGCAGCACGTGAAGGAGCTGCGCGACCGCATGAACGCGTCCCAGGACATCGCCGAGGTGCGCAGCCTGGGCGAACAGATCGCTTCCGCACAGGAGGAAATCGAAGAGGCCCGCGCCAAGCTGGCCGAGTGCAATGCCCGCCTGGGCAACACCCGCGACGAGCTGAACGAGGAAGAGGACGGCCAGAACGACGAGGACGGCCAGGACGACGAGGACGAAACGCCCCCGGACGACAACCAGCGCGCCCGCAACTTCCGCCCCGGTCGTGAGGTTGCCACCTTCGACATGCGCGCCGGTGCGCAGCAGCGTGCCACCATGGAGCGCCGCGCGAACACCTTCGCGAAGACTGGCCGCCAGGCCGTGCCCGTTTCGGAGGCCCGCGCGACCCTGATCTCCGGCGGCAAGATT